ACGACGCTCTTCCGATCTACGCTTATGACAAGATGCACAAGAAGCTCGAAGCCATTGTGAACGACAGTCGAGTGAACATGAACATGACCGAGTCGGAAAAGGCCATCAACGGGCAGAGGGTCGCGGCTGCCCAACGTCTGCTTGGCGTGCTTGAGAACTCCAATGCCGAATGGAAAAAAGGCGAGAAGGTGGCGTCCGATTGGATTGACGGCACCAATGACGTCGCTGCCGTTTCGACGTTGGCCGCCGACAAGCTCAGCCTGCTGTCCGAATCCATCGCAGCCAACAACTACGAGCTGGAAGGCAACAGCAAGAACGCCCAAGCCAACCGCAAGATGATGACCGATTTCGCGGACAGCGCTCTGATGTCCGCGAAGAGCATCATCTACTGGGGCAACGGCAGCGCCGAAGCGAACCAGAAGGCCAAGAACGCCGTCTACTCCGCCCGCCAGGAGATCATCCAGATGGCCGAACAGTGCGGCATGTCAGCCGAGGCCGCCGCCGCGCTCGCCGACCAGATGGGTCTTATTCCCGACAACGTGTCCACGAATTTCGATCTGACGAATATGGATGCGGTGAAGCGTCAGGTTCAGGATTATATCGACCAGCTTGAGTTGACCGAAGGGCAGAAGAAAATCGTCCTTGATCTTGTTCAGGATGGTGATATAGCGAGTTTCGGCCAGTTGGTCGGTGCCGTGAAGGCGCTCATGGGTGGTGCGAGCAAGAAGGATCTGGTTCTTCTTCTGGAAGCCAAGGATGACGCTTCGGGCAAGATCAAGGACGCTACGGCTTTGGCCAAGGGGTTCGGTCTAACGAAGGCCCAGATCGATATTCTTGCCAAGGATAAGGCTGGCCCGAAGTTGGATGCCGTCAAGCAGAAGCTTCGTGATAGTGGGTTGACTGACGCTCAGATCCAGATTCTCATCGACGCTTTGGACAAGGCGAGCGAGAAGATGGACAAGGCCAATTCCAAGAAGAAGGACACCGCCAAGGGCATCAGGTTCGATATTGACGCGAACGATGATGACGCCAGGGTCAAGTTGGCCAAGTATCAGGGGTTTGACGGTTCCACGCTTGCGACCGCGCACACGTTCGTGATTGGCGATGATTCGAGCGCCCGGAACGCTTTCGCCAATACGAGAGCGTATGACGGCGTGACGTTGGCTCGGCCTTGGGGTCGCGTGTTGGGTGACAACAGCGGCGCGCGCAATGCGTTCAGGGATACGAGAGCGTATGACAATATGACGATTTCCCGCCCGTGGGCTCGCGTGTTGGGCGATGATTCCAATGTCCGGAAAGTGTTCAGTGACATCAGCAGTAAGAATAACCAGGTTCTTGCGACTCGTTACGTGAATATCGTCACCCAAAATATCGACGGTGGTAGCAGGACAGTGGCTACCGGTGGTCGTATCAGCGGCCCTGGTACTGGCACGTCCGATTCCATCCCGGCGTGGCTGTCGAACGGCGAGCATGTCATCCGTGCCGCTGCGGCGAGCAGGCTTGACCGTACTGTCGGCCCGAATTTCCTGAACGTGTTGAACGCGACCGGCGATCTGGACAGGGCGGTGTCGCAGGCTCGCACGTCGTATGCGCGTAGTGCGCGTGACATGAGCCGTAACGCCTACGCTTCCGGTGGCAGGGTCCAGAGAATGTTGGATTCGGCCACGTCCATCACGGTCAACATTCCTTCACGGGATGATCGTGAGCTGGTGTCCGCCGTGAATGATCTGCGTCGTGAGGTCGCGGGCTTCCGTGATGGTATCGGCGGTGAGATCAGGCGCAATGGCAGTCCTTGGCCGAGCAAGCGTGATTTCGTCCGTGATGTATTGGAGGCCAGCCGTGGCAGGTGAGCTCGCGTATGTGAGTGGTTCGACCGGTGACCGGTTCGACGTGTCGGATTATGCGACCGTGGATTTCGAGGGCGCGTTGGAGTTGCGTGGCCGTGAATGGGATTACACGGTGCGTGACGGTGGGTTGACCGGCGTTTCGAGGAAACGCCGGGAGGTTTCCGTTGACGTGCATTACGGTGATGCGGTGGCGTTCGACTCGTTCATGCGGGCCGTTGACGCTGATCTGGCCGTAGGCAAGCCGGGACGGTTGGAGGCGGTGAATGGCGCGAGGGAGGTTTGGACTCAATCGTGTTATGCGGTGAAGTCCGAGGCTTCCTCGCATCCTGGTTCTTCCGACCCGGTGTGTGCGCTCTCGTTCGTCCTGTTGGATGGCGTGTGGCGTCATGAAGCCGGTACCGTGTCGTATCAGCCTGCGTCCGGGTCTGCCGCGTCAGGCTTGGATTTGCCGACTGACATGGGTTATGATCTGGCTGTTTCGCGCCCGTCATGCATGGTGTCTAACCGTATGCGTGTTCCGATGCCGTTTCGTCTGATAGTGTATGGGTCTGTCTCGAATCCGTCGTTGACGATTGGCGGGAACGTGTACCGGTTGAATGGTGATGTTACCGCTGGCGCTTACGTGGTGGTTGACTCGTTGGAGAAGTCAATCGTGCTGCATGGTGCGGATGGTTCTCTGCGGAACGTGTTTTCGTGGGGTGTGCGCGGTTCCGGTCTGAATCGTGGACAGTATGTTTTCCAACCTATTCCGGCTGGTTCGAGCGTGGTTGAGTTGGGTTCCGGTTTCGGTTTCGATCTGACGGTCATCGAGGAGAATGGGGACCCGACTTGGTTGATTTGATTTGCGCTGACGAGAATGGCGTGCCGTTCCATGCGGTTTCGGATTGCGTGTTGGATTGCGCGTGGGGGTCTGGCGAGAATGATTTCGAGCTGACGTTGTATGACGGTACCGTGCTGCCTGACCGTGGTCTTGTCTATGTGGATGGGACCGAGGTGGGCGGCATCGTCGATCATATGAAGGATGAGCTGTCGGACGGTGTGAGTGTAGTCACGTATTCCGGTCGGAGTTGGCATGGCATGTTGGCCGGTAAGGTGTTGCAGCCGGATTCGGGGCAGGATTATCTGAAGGTGTCCGGCCCCGTGAATCAGGTGTTGTCGAACCTGTTGGCCCGTATCGGCTTGTCTGACGTGTTCAAGGTTCGCGCGGATTCCACGAAGACGATTCCCACGTTCAAGTTCGACCGGTATTGCACGGCGTATGATGGCATCCGCGGGATGTTGGCCGCGAATGATCTGAAACTTATGTTTCAGGAGGTTGACGGCACGATATGGATGTATGCCATGCCGGTTGTCGCCCATGACGATACGGTCGATTCCGATCTGGTTGATTTTTCCATCACGAAGGATTACCGGCGCACCAACCACATGATCGGCTTGGGCAAGGGTGATTTGAGGAATCGTCTGGTCGTCCACTATTATGCGGATGGTTCCGGCAAGGTGTCCAATACCCGCACGTTCGATGGGCGTGATGAGATCGCCGCGGTCTATGATTATTCGTCCGCCGAGAAGGACGAGTTGGACAAGCAGACGAAGAAGCAGTTGCAGGATTTGCAGGGTGCCGGTGCCGTCGATGTGACCGTGCATGACGGCTTGTCGCTTGATGTGGGCGATAGGGTCGCCGGCCGCGATCACGTGACCGGCCTGACGGTTACCGCCATCGTGTTGAAGAAGATCGTGAAACTGTCCGGCGGCTTGCTGTCCGTATCGTATGAGGTCGGCGACGCGGCTTCCTCGAAGACGAAATATTCGAATTACACGAGTTCGTCTTCCTCTTCGGGTTCGACTGGTGGTGGCGTGTCTTTGACGGCTGGCCGTGGCCTGTCGATTTCAGGCGGCACGATCAACGCGGAGGTCGCTTCCGAGGATTTGGATTCCGTCAGGCAGGTCGCCGATGCGGCGAACAGGACGGCTTCCGGTTTCGCGGCGCAGATCGGCAAGGCGAATCAGACCGCCGAGGATGCGAGGAACGTCGCCGATGCGGCCAGGAGCGTGTCCGACAGTGCCAAGTCGGGCATGATGACCGATGGCGAGCGGTCGAAGCTCGCTTCGGTCGAACGGGGCGCGAACGCCTACACGCTGCCGAAGGCGTCCACGGACGTGCTGGGTGGCGTGAGGGTGGACGGTTCCACGATCGTGAGCGTGGATGGTGTCATCAGCGCGCATGTCGGCGGCGGCGCTTCCGGGAAGGCCGTGTTTCCGATCGGCTATGTGGTGATGAACACGACCGGTGTTGACCCTTCCGTTGATTTCGGCGGCACGTGGAGGCAGTTGCCTTCGCTTGGTTGCTCCATGTTTGAAAGGATTGGATAGTGAAATCGGATGGCTACGTGAAGTACGTGTGCGACAAGTGCGGCAAGACCGCCTATGTCGCCGCTGGCGATACGGAGGCGCGTGAATGGTTCACCGTGCGCCGGTATTCGGCCGGCAAGGCGACCCGCATCGCGGATGATGTGACGCCCGACATCTACGAATTGTGTTCCCAATGCAATACGTCTTTCATGGCGTTCATGCAGAAGGATGACGCTTCGTTTGAAGCATGGTTGAAGGAGGGTGAACGGTGACCATCGAACTGGTCGACGGCAAGGCCGGTGTGGCTCATATTTCAAGTGAGGACAAGGCGATCATCCATCAGGCCAAGTTTTCTAAGTCTGATGTGGTGTTCGACTGGGGTGACGCGTTCAAATGCTCGATGAGTTCGTCCAACACGGCGACGATCGGCACCGGCTGCGCGTCGATCCAGGGCTTGGACTGGCATATCACGGCTGCGGAATCGGTGACGATCTCCAACGGGTCGCGGGGCATGAAACGCAATGACATCATCTGCGCGCATTACCATCGCAACTCTTCCAGCGATACCGGGGATGTGGGTATCGAGAGTGTGGAATTGACCGTGTTGAAGGGCACGCCGAACGCGACGGCTGCCGCCGACCCGGCCATTCCGTCCGGGAAGATACTGTCCGGCGCGGTTGACGCGTACATGCCGTTGTGGCGTATCCCGCTTGACGGCATCACGGTCGGCACGCCGGTGCGCCTGTTCACTCCGAGGGGGGCTTTGTGGGATTCCGTAACCCTTGAACGGCAGCCTTTCCCGTTTTTTGGCAATGCCCTGCGATTGCAAAAACGCAATGGGCTTGTGATCGCGACAGTCAGCGCAAGTCCACAATCCACAGTGAAGAATCTTTACAATGTGGCCGCTAATGAGACCATTGCGAATGGATTCAGACCATCATCACTTGACGCAATCATGACTTCAGTCAGTCATGGCGGTGACGTTGCATCAATGCTGATTCATTCCGATGGGCGAATCAGCGTGTTCGGGACGTTGACCGTCGGCCACCATTACCTATGGCAAGGCGTATGGCCGACCGAATAGCTTTCCGTAACCCAGACGCTTATCACCAGCCAGTATGGAGATCGGAAGAGCGTCGTGTAGGGAAAGAGTG